TGAGGGAATGGAATGTGTATGCCTACTCTATCTATGAGTGCTGCGTTAATCACATCATATATTTGTGATACTTTTTCACTGGGTAATTCTGTTGTTGATTTAATGTTAAACATGGCTAGCTGTACAGATCGCCAAAACTCTTTAAAACTATGCTCTGTCCAAGGTATTGATAATGGTTTTTTAAAAAACTGAGAATTAATCTCCTGATATATGCCAGCATTGTTTAACTCTTGCGCTGCCATTCTAAAATACAATTCCATAGCACCTTGTTGTGCAGCAGATCGCATTTTCTTTCTCGACCATGTAAACGAGATAAAACCATGCTCTGCATATAGTTTTTCTGTATGTTCTATGAATCTTTTTAAACTAAATTCACTTTGAACTATCCATCTTTCACCCATATCACATCTCGCAAATTTTGTAATAACTTCTTTTTTTAATGTTAAGTGTTTGTTTTTATTACTAATGCTTTTGTACTTAACCATTTCTGTGAGAATTGTTTAGATGTTGCCTTGCCATCATCATCATTAATAAAGCTAGTGTTTAACCCTTTAGCTCTGTCTTTATGCCACTGGCTGGTGCTGTTGCGTAAATCATTGCTTGTAAATGTGTACTTGTTTGATAATCTTTTTCTTATTGAATCAATTTTTTTGTTTAACAATTCTGCTAATTCAGAGCAAGTATATTCCTGATTGTTTCTTAGTGCTGGATACTCATCATCAAAGCCAGTGTACTTTACTATCTTTTCAACGCCTCCTTTTGGCAGGGAACGAAACTTATTCACTTAAACATCTCCTTTAGATTGGACAACTGATCCTGCACATAGCCTTTGTCAACATTATGCGTGAGCATGGGTACATATCTCTGATGCAATGGTCTTGCTCTATTTATATCGCGCAAACATCCCAACACTTCATTCACATCAGGCCACTCGTACATCTTTGCATTACTTTTCTGCTCTGACATAAAGTTAATACCAGCATCTATCTGCTCTCTTGTGTACTTCCCAATTTGTTTAGCAAATGTACGTCGAGCTATTTGCTGTGCAGCCTCGTCAGGATAAAGACTGTTCATCTTGCTAACACCCCACACGCCAGTCATTCGCATAAATAAGTAAACAGTAGAATCTTTTTCTTGTTTACTAAAAGTTATCGGGGTTGGGGGTTGTCCATGCTGCACTACTTTTACCAGATCGTTTATTTGCATTCGCTTTCTCCGTTTTTTCCCAATTTCTAACTGTTGCTTGCCAATCGCTCATTTTATTTTGACCAACCATCCAGTTTTTAGATTTGTAAAAGTCTACAAACCTTTCAGCATCTATTATGTTTTGTCTCTCTGAACAATATTCAGCCACTTCTTTTAGTGTTGGAGGCATAAAAACATATTCGTCTATGTGTAGATTATTATATGTATTATTAGATGTACTATTAACTACCAAGTTTTCTGGGGTACCCTCCCCCAGATTATTTGGATAGGTACCCAAGTTTTCTGGGGTACCCTCCACCAACAATTTAATATACCTATTGAGGATATGTTGAGTGCCTTCTTTGTAATTCATTTGAACAGATATATGCCCAGCATCCCTTAAATTGTTTATCCAAGACGAAATAGAATTTTTACTTACGCCGTACAGATTGGCGAAATAACTATTACCTGCCCAGCAGTATCCCTCTTTGTTGCAAAGTGCTGTTATCTCGCCATACAACAACTTAGCATTTGCTGTTAACTTTTGATCGTAACGAACAGCGGCAGGGACAATGACATAGTAGGCTGGCTTATCCATCATTCACCTGCTGCTATAAATTCCGAAAGTTTTACGTTGAACATATCAGCGAAAAGTATCATCGTTTCAAGTCGAGGCGAACGATGATTATTTCTGATCAACGAAATAGTTGCTGGACTGATCCTAGAATCTCCGCGAGATAAGTCTGCCTGTATCATCCCAGACTTTTCCATAAAATGATCGAGCGATTTATTAATGTTCATTTGTATCCCCAGTTGTTTAGTGAAGCATAAAACTTTTAACATTTATTTGCAAGTGGGTATTGCTAAATAAAAATTGCTATGAGAGAATGTGCCTACATTAAATAAATCCGAAAGGAAAACAAAATGAAAATAGAAGACTGCAACACCCGCACTGTTCAAATAGCAAACTCAATGCTGAAGGATAAGATGGAAGATGAACTTCTTCTCTGGGAAGCATTAGACTTTTCGCAAACCCTGCTCATTCACGATTCTCCCAAGTCAGACTGGCAAGCCAAAGCAAACAGATTCGCGGAGCTAGAGTTTCTTGAAGAAATAAAATCGGCAATTCTTGATAAAGATATGCAGAAATTAGGCAAGCATTTCTATGCTCACATCCACCGCTATCTTATTACTTGTTCTCTGTGGGAGGCTGAAAGCAAATCTGACCATGAGGCTTTGTTTGAAGAATTATCTGATTTTGAGCGCGGCGAGTATGACGCTGTACATGGTCATGATGCTTTGCGCGATCAACCTGTTAGTTATGAGAATGGATTTAACGTCGAGTATGCGCGTCAACAATGTGCTGATGCACAAACTGGAGTGAAACAATGAATGTGTGGCAGAAATTATCGACAATTGACGTTAACGATCATACGGAAAAGAAAGGCAGATTTACTTATCTAAGTTGGACTTGGGCGTGGGCAACACTGATGGAGCATTATCCTGATTCTACGTATGATTTTGGCGAAAATGAAATTCATTCGGATGGCAGCGTAACAACTTACTGCACAGTTACTGTTAAAGGCGTGTCGCACACGATGTGGTTAGCAGTGATGAACATGAAGAATCAAGCAATGCTCAATCCACCATCCACTGAGATTGCCAATACTAAAATGAGATGCTTAGTGAAAGCACTAGCAATGTTTGGATTGGGTCATTACATCTATGCCGGAGAAAGTTTGCCGTTAGAATCAAATGAAATTATTAGCTACGAGCAGTCTGTCATTCTAAAAAGTTTGCTAGAAAAAACTAACAGCAATGTGGCAAAGTTTTGTTTGGCTTTTAAGTGCGATTCAGTTGATCAATTACTTGCTTCTAATTACAACTTTGCTCTAACAAAACTCAATGAAAAAGAAAATTCGATGAAAACAAAAGGGCCAAAAAAAGAGCGAATTAAATGATTATTCTTGAAGATGCACAAGGCTCTGATGAATGGCTGCAAAGTCGAATCGGTAAACCTTCTGCATCTAATTTCGACAAATTAATCACCGCTACTTGCAATCCCAGCTCTAGTGCTGAGAATTACATCAACCGAATAATTGCAGAAAGATTGTCTGGTGAGCCGACTGAGTTTTATGTTAATGACGCTATGACACGCGGCAATGATTTAGAACCGCAAGCAAGGGCGTTTTTTGAATTTGAGACAGGAATAGATGTGCATCAAACTGGTTTTATTCTTGATGATTCGAAAGAATTTGGTTGTTCGCCAGATGGGGTAATTTTAGAAAACGGCAAAGTTGTGTCTGGGCTAGAAATTAAATGCCCATTGGGTGCTGCTGCTGTAGGTAATTTACGCCGCAATTTAATGCCAAAAAAATACTATCAACAAGTGCAAGGTTGTATGTGGATTTGCGATGTTGAAACTTGGTGGTTTATGAGCTACCACCCCAAAATGAAAGCAATGATTGTAGAGATAAAACGTGATAATGAGTTTATTGCAAAGTTAGAGGGCGCTGTAAATTTAGCAGTCGATATTATTAAATTGGAAACTAAGAGGCTTAAAAGATGAAATTAGGAATTTCTGTAAAAATTGACGTAAGCAAGATTGACAAGTCACGACTATACAAAGGTCAGAAAGGTACATATCTTGATCTAACGACATTTATAAACACTACTGAGCTTGATCAATACGATAACAATGGCTTTATTAGTCAGTCAATGACAAAGGAGGAAAGGGAAGGCGGGGTAGAAAAAACTCCCATTCTTGGTAATGTCAAAGTTTTTTACAGCGAGGAGTTAGCTGCACAACCAGCTCCACAACCAGCTAAACCAGACTCGACAACATTTGCAGATTTGGAAGAAATACCATTCTAACTTTAAGCGATGCAGAACAGCGCGTAGCCAAATTTATAGCAGATGGGCGCATGAATAATGCTGCCCAAAAGGGCTATGGAAAAAAGCTAGAAGGAAGGACTGAAGATCAGCAGTGGGTGGAGAGACAAGGGATTGGTTCAGAAATGATTTGCGCCAAACTCTTGAACGTCTACCCCGATCTGACAGTTCGCACTGGCGGGGCTATGCCTAAAGAGGATTTTACTACCCCGCGTGGCTGTTCTGTTGACGTAAAGTGTACGCATCATCCAGACGGTAGATTGTTAGCTCAAAGGTTTAAGATTAAAAACCCATGCGATTTATACGTCTTGATGATCGGTGAGTTTCCAACTTTCAAATTCGCTGGTGCTTGCACAAAAGAGGAGCTTTTTTTACCGGAAAATTTAATTAATCTTGGCAGGGGAGAGAGTTACGGTTTAAACCAGCGCGGTTTGTTTTCAATCCAAAAATTTAAAGAGCTGTACTGTTAGCGCAAAAAAATGCCATGGCAGGGTATATAAACCCATTTTTAGCAAAAATCCTAACTAATTGATTTATAAAGGTTTTTTAAATGTCTGATTAAATTAATAATGGTCATACTGATACTGTTAAAGATAGAGCTGGTAAGGGCTGTAGCCTTATATGTCCTATTAGTGTACCAGCGGTAAGTGTCGTCTTAGAGTGTCAGAACAATAGGTAAACATTGTTAATTAGTTGTTGTTTGCCTAAGTAGTCACCAATAAATATCGCATTAGACCGCTCTTAATGCCTCTCTAACAGCGATTAGCACCTTTAGCCATACCACCCTACCGGTAGCATAAAAAAAGCCCCAATTAAGGGGCTAATGCGCGTATTGGCTCACAGTGCGCTGACCTGTGTCATGGGACGACGGCCCCTAGCCTAGAAAAAGTCCAAAGTATAACAGGGCGCAGGTCGCGCCCCATAAAATCAATTCGGCGATCATATCTATAATTTGTCGCCGCCGCATAGTTGCGCGCTCTTGTTTCACTTCGGCCATAAGCTGGTCGCGTCTAGTGTAAAATGTCATGCTGCCACCTCCAAATCTAGTTGTAAATTATCCATAAAATCGACTGCCTTTTGAGCCATGCTAGCCGCTTGGAAGATGTAGTCAGTATCATTCTTGAGAGCTGATAGCCAACTAGCCAAATATTGAATATGGTCTTCTCGCGGTTCACTGGATACGCCTAGCTGATTGCATAAAAACGCCGCGCTTAATTCTGCTACTAGCTCCTCAA